CGCGCCTGGTGGGCGCGTCAATACACCACGTGGGGGTGGCATCCTCGCGTTCAACTGGTGGAAGACCTCAACTAGATGCCGCTCTTCGGGGTGGCTATCTCACCAGCTTGGATAAGGGCCTGTTAGAGAACAGGACTGTCAGGGGCGTTGGAGGAGCCCCGGCCCGGGTCACCAGGGACCCGGTCAAATAATCCTGGGGAGTGGGCGTCTCCCCCTCGTCTTCCAAATCTGTTAATTACTTCACCATGGCCACAACTAACATTATTATCGATTTCCCAGAGAGGATGACCAGCAAGTCCCGCTGGTCCCGCTTAAAGAGTTGGGTGTTGGAAACCGCTTTGAGCATTGGTTGTTGTGGAGAAGAGTCCGTTAGAGACTACGAATGTTACCGTACCGGCGAGCAGGTGCGGGAGTGTGTACGTGCAGAGATGCGTGCACACCTTGGATATGGAGAGAGAGATACCTGTGTGGGTGGTGCGATAGATCTGGTTTTGGATCAGACTGGCTATGATTTGGCCAGTGGAACGCGCGCCCGCATGGACGTTATACGTCAAGCGAACGAGGGCAAGACTCGCACAATGGCCGAGTGGGATGCGTATTTTAAACGCATCGGTGTGGATCCACTCAGTGGCGGCCGCAGTAGTGTTACTGATGGTCGCGCCAAAATTGTGCCTAGATTCGCCGCTGCCTGTGTAGTGCATTTGCGCGCCAAACTCGGTGCACTTTCGAATAGCGAAGCCAACATTTTGTTGGTCCAGCGTAAATATTTGGAAGTTTGCCGTAAGCATGGTGTGCGTGATGTAGACACGGTGTTACATCAAGGATTTGTGATGAACGCCATGTTCACAGAGAGTGTCCTCGACGACATTGCTGCCTCTCGTCGGCGGCTTCCTGCGTGGATCAGATTTTTGGAAGAGGTTCCAAAAGTCGGGTCGGTGCCGCAGGAAATTTGTTGAGGACGCCCGGTGAGGGTGCACGGGTCCCAAACTTCTTTGTCTAACGAGCTCCGCGAGCAAGTCAAGATGGAGTGTGAGGGATCGTTGTGCGTGCGCCGGAACGGGCAGTCGTTCAAGCAACGTGAGTTCACTGTTCTCACGGGGCTTGGCCCAGATCACAACCTGGGAGTTTATAATAATAGTGTGGACACCATAGAACGTGCCTTTGCAGAACGGTATTTTCTCTGCAAAGATGGGGAAGGCTTTAGGCCCGCGTTCAAGGTTGGTCCCTCAAGCTATCGCAATGCTATGTTCAATGCGTTCAGACATCGTGTGATGCAACACATGCCGAATTTGCCCGTGATGACTAGTCAACAAGTTGTTGACACTTATCGCGGCCCGAAACGACGGCTGTATCAGGAAGCGTTGCACAGTCTGGAACAAGAACCATTGACCAGCAAAGATGCTGAGCTGTCGGCATTTGTGAAGTTTGAGAAACAGGACGTAGACAAGGCTCCAAGGGTTATCAATCCGCGGAGTCCTAGATACAACCTTCGTCTAGGTAAATACCTAAAACATGCTGAACATAAGTTCTTCCGTGCGATTAACAAAGCGTATGGCAATCACACGCGGGCAACGGTCATCAAGGGTTTTAATGCCGATGATTCTGCACGTGTGCTACGCGAGAAATGGGATCGATTTGAGGACCCAATTGCGATTGGATTGGATGCGCGTAAGTTTGATATGCACGTTAGCGTGCCCGCATTGAAGTACGAGCACTCTTTTTACAAGTCTTTGTATCCCCGGAACAGAGACTTGTCTTGGTTGTTGCGTATGCAATTGCACAACAAGGGAGTTGCTCGAGCGAGAGATGGCACAGTTAAGTTCTCAATTAAGGGAACACGGTGCTCTGGTGACCTTAATACGTCGCTGGGCAACTGCATAATAATGTGCGCACTCGTGTGGGTGTATGCCTTTGAGAGGGGCATCAGCGTGGAATTGGCCAATAATGGTGATGATTGTGTCGTGTTCATGGAGAGGATGGATGAGGCACAGTTTAACCGCGACCTTGAGGGGTGGTTTGTTGGTAAGGGATTTGCAATGGCTGTTGAACCGACGGTGGATGAGTTTGAGCAAATTGAGTTTTGCCAGAGCCGGCCAGTGCTTTTGAGCTCTGGCTGGCGCATGGTGCGTAACTTGAGTGCATGCCTTAATAAGGATCCCATGTGCTTGCTCAGCATCCCGAATGACAAGGTGTACCAGAAGTGGCTAGCTGCAATTGGTGTGTGCGGTAGTCGTTTAACTACTGGTGTGCCAGTTTTGTCAGAGTTTTATGGTTTATTCTCACGTGCAGGTTCAACCTGTAGTGATGGAATGATGAGGGAAGTGTTTAAGAATCGCTCCCAGCTGCATTTGGCGCAGGGTCTTAGCCTGGCGACCATAGACGCGCGTTCTCGCGTGTCGTTTTACTATGCGTTCGGTGTTTTGCCTGACGCGCAGCTGGTTATAGAGCAATATTTTCGCCGTTGCGAAATTGGACAATTGAACCGACGACCTATGGACCGTAAATGGTTAGTCGTCAATCCGGGGATTAATATTGTTACAGAGTCCAATTAGCAATATGATAGTGAAACTACGTCAAAAGAAGAATAAGACGAGAAATGTTCAGAAAGGAACACGGGAGGTCACGCGTAAGGAGATGACGCGATTGGGTAGTGCTTTACGAGCGCTTGGGGGTCTCGCTGGTGGAGCCGCGGGATCATTGGTAGGCATGTCAAGCCAGGGTGCGGGTGCAGGTACCAGTTTAGGAGCAGCGTTGAGCCGTTGGCTAGGGAGTGGTGATTATACTGTCGGTGCGAATAGCATTGTTCAGAGATCGCTTAAAGGATCGGATTCGATCCCCGCCATGCATTCGAACAATCAATCGGTAGTGATTAGGCATAAGGAGTACATCGGCGAGGTGCGGGGGAACCAGACCTTCACCCTCAACGATGCGTTCCAGATCAATCCTGGGAATAGTCGCACTTTTCCTTGGCTGAGTGGGGTTGCCACTCGGTTTCAGGAGTATCGCATCAAGGGGATGGTGTATCATTACATTCCGTCCAGTGGCACAGCAGTGTCATCAACTGATGCGGCTCTTGGCACGGTTATGATGGTAACGTCTTACCGTGCCACCGATAGTGCACCAACCAGCAAGGTTGAGTTGCTCAATGAGTATTGGGCGAGTGAGTCCGTACCATCTGACTCTTTTTGCCATCCGATTGAGTGCGATCCGAAGGAGAACCCGTACAATGTGCAGTATGTGCGCACTGGGGAAGTACCGGCTGGAGATTCGCGATTGCTTTACGATTTGGGGGTCACATATGTCGCCACATCCGGCCAGCAAGTTTCTGGCAAGGTGTTGGGCGACTTGTGGGTGACGTATGAGATAGAGCTTAAGAAGCCCGTTGTGGCATCTAATGTCTCCAATCCCGTGCGTTCGTTTGCCCAGTCGTTTGCTAACATTGTCAGTAGCTCGTTGACGACTAATTTGTTTCCGGGTGTGCCATCATCGATTTGGGGCAATTTGCCTGTGGTGTGTGAGGGCCGTAAAATTACGTTCCCTAAGGGGGCGTTGGGGTTATATTTGATCACCATGCGCTATTATGCGAATGGAGCTTACACTCTGACTACCCCGTTTTCAGCCCCTAGCTACACTAATTGTGCTGCAAGCATCAATACGCCTGGTGGCGTCACGTTTGATTCATTCTTTGACTCAGATGAGATTTTCGTCGAGGCAGGGGTGTTGATTGTTGATCCATCGGCGCAGGCGAGCATTGAGTTCCCGGCTGTGAATTTTTCCTATTCCGGGGGCTCAACTGTGTACATTACCATCAATCCTTATACCGCTTAGTTATTCTGCGCGGTCTTCTGTATTTTACTGCATTTCTTATCAATCATTTTTGTGTGGAAGGGTTACACCAAGAGTGTTACAAACCAGGTATAGCCGCCTCGAGTGTATCATGTTGCAACGTTCAGTGACATGTGTGGACAGCACTCAGAGGAGGAGAACGGTACGGGGTTAGTGACACTGCCTAAGATACACATGCATGAATTATTTTTCTACAACTGTTAAAAGATCTGACGGTCCAGCGTCACATGTCAGCGTTAAACGCATTAGAAGCTGGAACATAGTCCCGAAATCTTCGGTGGGGGGGACTGACAACAATTCACAACGTTGTAAAACGAAA